GACTCATCTGAGTAATTCTTTACTAAGTTTAGAAACTGTATTCTCAATAATGGTGGCGCCTTCAAGGTTCTTCCCAGTCCTTTCTCTCCTCCCTGGAGTGGTTCCCCATAAACGGGATACATCATTTTAACAAGCGTGCTGTAGTTGTTCATGTTTTCTTTTGCCTTTTCTAACGTTGGTGCCAGAACATCAAAAGCTATAGAGATTCTTCTTGTTGTGCCTCTATAGGGTTTTATGGGATCCATTCGACCAAAGATCTGTTCGGTCCCCCAAGATACGGAAAAAGAATCTGAATACTCTTTTATAAAGGCAGGGAATTCTACCCTAGTTTCCGTTGCAACGTGCAAAAACTTAACTAAATGATCGCTACCTTTTGCTATGTCATGAAATGATGCCATAAATTATCCTCCTTTTACTTTCTTTTTAACTTCAACCCAATCGCTATTTTGTCCATGATTTCCTCGAACTGTTTTGCCCCTTTCGAAAGTGCGTCAAGAAGCTCGTCGACGTTTTCTTTGCGCAATGCGCCTCTGGTGGCGTCCAAGGTTTCTTGAGAAAAATTCATATTTCCAAATTTGGCAACTGTTGCTTCGTCGGTGGTGCCTCCGGGTGTTTGGGCTGCTGTAGCAGCCTCTTCTTTGACAGCTATGAAAAATCTTTTAAATGCTTCACCGCCTTCCTTTCTGAGAAACTCGGCATCGAACAGTCCACCTTCTTTTATCTTTTTTGTGGTGAGCCCAATATTGGTCTTGGCGATGATCTTCTCGACTTGCTCAAGAGACATCTGATTCATCATGTTGTCCAGAGTCTTTGCCACTTCAGCTGGGCGCGTGGACGGTAAAATATCTTTAAATTGGCCAGTTCTAACAAGAGAATCAGCCAGGTTCCTGATCAAATCTCGTTGGACCTTGTTTGCACTTGCTGCTACATTGTCCATGGCTTTGCGAGTTCTTCTAATTGTGTACTCAAATTGTGCGAGGGCTGGGTTTGTTCTTTTTTCAAGAAGATCCGCCATCTTTGCATTGGCTCTGATTCTTGGATCAGCCGATTCTTTACCAGCAAGAGCTTCATCCACGGACATTTGACCTGACAACAATCTTCTTGTTTCGTCTGGAGTTAAACCCAGGCCATCCGCTACTGCTTTTAGTTGGAACTTGTTTCTACCCAGTGCTTTAACATCTACGCTTTCCTTGATACCTTTCACGATTGTCTCTACTCTTTGTGCTTCCGTCTTGCCAAGTAAGTCGATTGAATTAAAGACGGATCTTCCTAATATCGCATTCAAAGAGCCGGCCTTCCGTGCAGATCCACCGAACTCATCCATCGATTCACCAAAAGCAGATGTCAACTTATTGAAGCTTACACCCGTTTGTCCAGCTGTGAGTTGTAAGCTTTTGAAATTTTCCATTAAAGTATTTGAGTCATAAGCCATGCTTTTCTGGGCTGCTGAAAAGTTTTCCATGGCTGTTTGCATACCCACACCTGTTGCTTCGCCAATCCCAGCTATGGATCTTGTAAGTTTCTCTGCAGCTTCACCTGACATCCCAAAGCCTAAAACTGCTGAGTCTAAAACATCGCCCAAAGTACCGAATGAAACTCCAAGCTCATTAAGAACAGTGGCAGTTTTAGATAGCGACTCAACATTATCAAAGACAGCAAAGAGGCCTTTCATGTTTTTAGCTAGCTGGTCTGCACCTTTTACACCCTCGTCTATTCTACCAAAGAGACCTACGCCTTCTTCACCAATTTGTGAAAATTTTGAAAATAAACCACCGGGTCCAGACAGCTCTTCGAGCAACAATCCGGTATTCTTGATTGATTCTCTTTCAGCCTTGTATACATCAGAAGCTTCTTTGAAAATATCGAAGGCGCCGCCGAAAGACTTGAAGCCCGCGGAGGTGGCTTTTTCTTTAAGTGATTCAATGCCGGCTTTTACCTTTTCGAACAGACCCTTCTGCTTCACAGGGTCTTTTTCTTTCTCGGCCTGTTTGACCAGCTTTGCGATTTCTTCCCAGTTCATTTACAATACCTCTTAGTAAATATGCAGCTAAGGATGTTTTTTAAGATTTGTTATTTCTCTCTTCGATTAAGTCTATGTTTTTCGACACAAACCACTTTCGAAGTCCGATAGGTAGGTTATAAGCTTCTGTAAACGTGAAGCGTCCGTGATGTTGGAGAAAGAATATTTCCTGGTATGTGACCTCCTTAACATACTCAGATGTCAGGCCAAAAGAAGCCCAACGAAAAGGGCACCTCGCTTTCGGTGACATGACCACAGCCACCACATGTTACTTCTTGTTTAGTGTTCAAAGTTGGAACAATACTGTTGGAAACTTTCTTTATCTTCCGGATATCCAAAACCGGCAATACTGAAAACAAATCATTTAAAAGTTGTTTGTCTTCTATGTTGCTTACACTGACAACACATCTTCTAAGAAAATTTAAAGTTTCTGAATTTTCAATATTTAACTTCTTTGCTTTATCGTTCTGTTCATTTAAAAATCTTTGGTCTGCAGAAGATAGCATTTTGATGCTGACGTCTAGACCGGTTGAAGGAAGTTTAAAAGAAAACAAGTTTGTTTCTTCTGAATAAGTAACTCCTTCGATTTCCTGATCTTCTATTGAGACCTTTGAAAGATCAAATATAAAAACTTCGTTGTTTTTGCAATTTTCACAGGTTTGTGTTACACTATACTCGCTTCCATAGGAAGTTCTTCTGGCTTCTACAATAATAGCATTCTTATCTCCGGAGAACATCTCTTCTACATTGATAGTGTTATCTGTTAATATACTTGACACCAGTCTATCTAACATGGTGCCATCAGTCAAATAATCAGCATTCGATAGAATCTCTTCTTGTTTTGCCGTCATTTGTTTTATTTCTACTTTCTCTCTTCCCGCCATAGTAGACCCTTGTGGATAATAGTTTCCACGAGAGGGTAACTCTACTGTGTGAGTAGGTACAACAAAACTTATACCAAATGGATTTGATTTGTCGTTCAGGTGAGAAGGAGGAGTAGGTTGCGGTGCAGGCTTGTTAACCTGCCGAACTTTCGTTCTCCTTGAATTTCTTGACATTTATACCTCTTTTCTTTTATTCAATTGTCGCTGCTGTTGGGTTAAGAGTCCAAATCTTACCAGGAGTTGTCTCAGGCAATTCAAGATTAGCCCAATCATACTGGAAGGTTATTGAAATATTTACCAACTCATCTTGGCTGTAGTCTAGGCTCCCAAAATCAACACTCGTAATGAAAGGATTATTGATAGACCACTTTTCCAAAACGTTTTCTTGTTGAGCGCCTGTGTTTGCACCAAACTGTACAAGCTGTATCTGTCCACCGAGAGCATCTACGAACGCTTGCTTGGAGATTGTTCTTGGCTCGTTTGCTTGCGAAGTATATTCATCAGGCAAAACGTAGCCAGCACTTTCTAGAATCTTAACCAAACTAGCTGTAGAGTCAGGCTGCACAGGGTCAACAATTGTGACCGTGATTGGCTGCCAGGTCACTCGACCAGGGTAGTAGAACTTGTAATTTATAAAATCATGGTTCGTTGTTGCTACCTGAAAACTTGGCTTCTTTACATTCTTTACTATAAACTGCGGCATACCAGAGATGTAAAGTAGCCATCTAAACGCTCTCTTTGGCTCTATGCTTGCTTGGTTCCAAAAACTCATTATTTATTATCTCCTATAACTATATATGATTCCAAACACTTTTTTAACTTAATCATCAAAAGAAGCGCCTGTATTTGTTATAACAAAATCAACTGCAATAAACTCAATTGCTCTAGCTGGCTTCAAGAAGATCTTCGCATACATAATATTTCTATCCACCAAGTCTGGTGTTGTAGTGCTATTATCTAAGATAACCTTATAATCAGAGAGTCCAAGTCTTGTCTTAACACTTTGCAAGAAAGGGTTAACCTGACCAAGGAATCTGTTCCAAGTAGCTGGTACGTTCTGGTCGAACAGTAAACCGCTTGCGATTCTTGAAATCTCTTTTTTGACGAAGATGAGCAATCTTCTTACGTTAATCCTATCCAGTGCTGAAGGTGTTGTTTGAAGTGTCTTCTGACCAAATATAACCAAACCTTCAGTTACAAATGAAGCGATTGGATTAACACTAGACTCGTAAAGTGTGTCTCTTTGCTTGGATAAAAGCTGCTCAGAAACTTGCAATACCGGTACACCAGCATTCCCTTCGTTCAAGCCACCGCGGTTGAAACCTGCAGGAGCGAACCAAACCTCGTCTCTTTGCTCTGTATAGGCCATGACACCCAAAGCAACTACTGAAGGTGGAACCCATATATCTCTTGATGAATCAGTGTCCTTGATCTTTACCCATGGGTAGTATGTCGCACCATAAGAAGAGTTTAGCTGCCTAGCTTTTATTGCTTTTGCAGCCTTTGAAGGCGTTGTACCGATTCTGTCAGAAAACACTTTGCACTTCTTTTCATGTGCCGGCAAATATACGTCAGGCAAATCAATTATTGCTAAACAATCTGCTCTAGATTCACACTTCTCTACCAGCTTTGTGGTCAGTGCATCCGTGGTGATACCCGGCATAACAACTAGGTTCTGCTCGATCAACTCGGGGTCCTTAACAAGCTCTATCGCTCGATCTATTGATGCGAAGGCATACGAGTTGGCAGTTGTCTTGCCAGATGTTAACCTATTCGCAAATGGATCCGGCTCTGTGACATCTACTCCGTCAAATCCGCCGACGAGAGGCATCTGGAACTTATCGAAACCTAGCTCTAACAAGTTTGAGACCCCGTTTGTTGGATTATCAGCAGTATATGAGGTTCCCTCTGCGTTTCCGACGCCCCCAGCAAAAGCGGTTTGTGTAATGGCGCCATTAATTGTAAGATGTGTTGCGTTACCATTTGTTACGGCACTTATAGTTGTGTTGCCGCCGGTGCCTTTAGCTAGTTGAGTAATTGTAATTGTGTCATTTGTTGCTGATGTCGTACTAAGTGCACAAGTAATTGAACCATTGTGGCCCAGGGTTGATTCTATAGCGGCCTTAATTTGTGCTGCAATCGTGCCTTGAGAGCTTAAACCTTTAATGTCTGCAAGAATTGAAGCGCCGTTAGAACTAACCTCGCCTGTTTCGTAATCATCATGAAGAGCATCATGGGTTTGATATTCTTTACTAACCCCTGCAGTATCCACTAGTGTGAATTTCATATCTCTAAGTTGCGCTGGATTTGTTGTTTTCACAAGAATTGTTGCTGTTGATGACTGACAAGCTCTAGAACCACTAACGAAAACTGAAGATGTTACATTCGCAAGTGAAGTATCAGTTAAATTTGACCCCTCTAAACGGATTTCATCTAAACTGAATGTGAACGCATATTCAGTTGTCGAGCCGTCGGAAATACCATCAGTTTGTTGCTTCGCTAAGCCTGCAGGCATCTTCCTAATGTAATCTATCATGCCTGTGTCTAATTCGCTGGTGAGATTATCTCCTGACAATTTATAAACTGCCGCTCCAAAGCTGTCTGTTCCTCTTACGGAGGCACTAACTGTTGTCTTTAGACTTGGCCAACGGATTGTTACAGTACCTGCGTCTGCTACATTCGCAGCTTTGAATCGAGTACTTTCTTCAATAAAAGTGCTGGCGCCGCCTATCTCGTTGATAACACCGCTACTAACAGTTTTTTCTATTCTTTTTGGTATGACCGGTCCATAAAATCCGAAAGGTACCTTAGAGGGTGACACAGCACCCATGTCGACATTTGAGTCCATGTCGATTCTGATATACTTTGAATTGTTTGGATAGTTTCCGTAAACCTTATTTCTCTTTTCTGCAGAAGACCACTGGAAGAATTGGTCTCCGATTTGCCTCGCAACATAATTTTGAGAATTAGGGTTCAAATTACAACCGACAAAAGATTCCACTACTTCTAGCTTTGTTCCAAAAACCTTTTTAATAACAACCGAGAATGAACCATATGGATCAGTGTCTCCGGTTTGCGGAACTCTTATATCTTCGATTGATACTATTAAATTCTTTGAAGGCTCTTCACCTTCAGCCAACGCGATCAGCCTGAATAGCAAAGGCATATCTTCGGCAGTATAGTCTTTGGCGGTACCTTCATGTTGACTGAATACCCAACCTGTTCTTCCCGCAGATGCATCGTGAGTATAATCCTCGAAGTCAGTTGTTTCTGCTTGCAACTGAACCATATATCCACACTTCTTGGCATCGGAAGCTGAGTTTAAACTTTCCTCAAATGTTTCTCCGAGCCAGTACTTGTCCGCCAACGTACCAGATGTTATATAAGATACACTAGTGTTTGTTAATACAGGGTT